GAACCGGCCTTAATAAAGATATGGAAGAATTTAAAAAGTATTTTACAGGATTAACACGAGACTTTGGTTTTTGTAATGTAGAGAATGGCTACATAGATGAGAATACAGGTAAGTTAAAGATAGACCCAGGTGATTATGGTTGGGCCCATAGAGCAATCACAGACGAAGATTATCAAAAACATTTAGATGGTAAAGTATCGATTGGTTTACAACCATGTGATGATGATGGTATGTGTTCATTTGGTGCAATCGATGTAGATCCAACAGACTATTCTGATTTTAATTTAGGTAAATTTTTAAAAGTTATACAAGACAAAGATCTACCAGTAGTGCCTATTAAATCAAAGAGTGGTGGGCTACATATTTATATTTTTACAAAAGAAAAAGTACCAGCAACATTAATAAGAGAAGTATTACAGAATCTATTATTTTTATTTGGACTATCTTCAAAGACAGAAATATATCCTAAACAAACTAAACTAGGTAAGAATCAAAACGGAGAGAAGACGGTAGGTAGTTTTATAAACTTACCATACTTTAAAACAAAAGAACGTAGAGCACTTAAACCTGATGGCACTGATATAGAATACAAAGATTTTTTAAATGTTGTTGAAGTAAATTTACAAACTAAATCTTCTTTACAAGATTTAATAAACACCAAAGTAAATGATGAATTAACTGGTGGACCAGATGATTTAAAAGATGGCCCACCTTGTTTACAGGTTATATGCAAACAGATCCAGGAATCAGGAAACAAACTTGCAGATGAAAGAGATAGATTTTTATTTAACTACATGGTGTTTGCTAAAAAGAAATATCCAGAGTCTTGGGATAAAAAAGTTTTAGCTGCTGCAAGAGATTTTATAAAGTATGATGAGATATGGGGAGATGAAAAAGTAAAAGATAAAATAAAATTTTGGAAGAAAGATACCGCAGGTCACACTTGTTATGACTTACCTATCTCTGCATATTGTGCAAAAGGTGTATGTATCAAAAGAAAATTTGGTATAGGAAGTAACAGAGATACACATTGGCCACAACTATCTAATCTAATTAAGATAACTTATAGACCAGAGCCAGAATATTTTTTTGATGTAGAACTTGGTAACAACGATGTTGTGCAGGTGCACGCAAAGAATATTAGTAAGATGGATGAAGTAAAACAAATGCGTAAGTTAGTTGCTGATAACACAAGTATCTTTCCACCAATAATAAAACAAAACGAATTTCAAAAAATATTAGATGGATTGTGGGCCACCAAAAAAGACATGCCACCACCTATAGGAACCAATCCTATAGAAATATTAAAAGAAGCTTTGATAGAATATGTAAACGGACCAGAGGCAACCACTAACACTGCATTTGAAAGTGGATCAGTATTAATAGAAGAAGATCATTATTATTTTATATTTCAAAAATTTTACGAAGAACTTAAACGAGGAGACTGGACTCAAAAAAGAGATAGGACAGCTCACTTGATTCGCCAACACTTTAAAGGAGACTTTGAATGTAAAAAAAGATTTCCAAAAGGCGAGGCCACAGAATCTTTTCCTCAACTCAGAGTATTAAAATTACCTGTAGAGGGACTAGAGAAAGAAGAAACACCAGACGAGAAAGTACACATAGAAGACAAAAAGGAGATAGTATGACGAAAAGAGTACCAAGCGTATGCATATCATTACCTGCGTATGATCAAATGCATGTTGCAACCTGTTTATCTTTGTTAAAATTATTTGACAAATTTACCAAGGCTAAAATAAAAACAACCATCAATACATTTAAATGTCCGTACATAGGTTACAGCAGAAATGTTTTATCTGCATTGTTTATGGAGACAGGATTTGATTATCAATTATTTGTAGATGCAGATGTGGAGTTCGAACCAGATGTAGTTGGTAGAATGATCATAGCTGAAAAAGACTTTATATGTTGCCCATACAGGAAGAAAACCCCGGACAACTCTGTGCAGTATTCAGTAGAGTTTGCTGACCATAAGAACATAAACATAGATACTAAAGGTGTAACGGAACTTAAAAGAGGACCTGCAGGTCTTACGATGATACACAGAAAAGTATACGATCAATTAATTGCTAAACATCCAGATATGAAAATAAAAAATTATAATCACATATCTGCAGAAGCAGCAAAATATTTTTATAACTTCTGGGAAACAGAATTTAAAGATGGCATTTGGAAAGGAGAAGATGTTAAGTTTTGTGATCTAGCAAGAGAAGCTGGCTTTATATTACATGCAGTTGTTGATGGAGAAACAACTCATCATGGCAACATGGGATACAAAGGAAAATTAATAGATACATTTCAAAAATCAAATGGCAAAGGTAACTAAAATTTTTGGTCCTCCAGGGACAGGAAAGACCTACCGATTACTCCAAAGGGTAAGAGCATATGTTCGAACTGGTACTCCATATCACCAGATTGGATACTTTGCTTTTACAAAAAAAGCCTCTGGTGTAGCAAGGGATAGGGTGGGAGTCTCGGAAAAACAAGTTCCGTACTTCCAAACTATCCATGCATTTTGCTTTCACCTGTTAGGTATGAATGAAGAACAAATTATGCAGCCGTATAATTATGAAGAGATAGGTAAGATGTTAGGTATACGTGTAAACTATTCTGATAAATATAATGGAGAAGAGACACACTATCTTACTTGTAACAATCCATACTTTCAAATGATAGGTAAAGCTATCAACCTGGATATAGATATAAAAGAATTATATAATAGGAACGAACATGATAGGAAAGTTATTGATTGGGGACCATTAAAAAATATAGCTAGCACTTTACAAGAATATAAAAAAGTAAACGAGATAATGGATTTCAATGATTTAATAAAAACATTGATAGACAAACAAGACAAGATACCAAAGTTAAAAGCTATCTTCATTGATGAAGCACAAGACCTATCTCCATTACAATGGAAGTTAGTTGACATATTAAAAACTAAAACTGAACATTTGTATCTAGCTGGTGATGATGACCAAGCAATTTATGCCTGGGCTGGAGCTGATGTGAATAGATTTATTACTGAACCTGGTAGAGAAATAATTTTAAAACATTCAAGACGTATATCTAAAGCTGTACAGCAACAATCAGAAATACCCATTAGTCGTATAGCAGGCATCAGGAAACATAAAAAATATTTACCAAGACCTGTAGAAGGATCAGCACAACACATAAATAATTTAGGCCAGGTTAATTTAAAAGAAGGTAGCTGGTTAATTTTATCTAGGACTAAAAGTAATTTGCTTTCAATCATGGATGAACTTCGTCGTAAGAATTTGTATTATGAAAGTAACAAAGGAAAAAGTTTTACAGTTGGAATATACAAAGCAGCTGTGGCCTACACTAAATGGAAAATGGATGATGGATTAGAATCATCAGAAATAGATGACATCAGAGATTACATACCGAGTGCAAAATTTTGGAATAAGGATAAAGAATGGTATGATGTATTCACCGCAGCTCCACACAAAGAAGTTTTATACATTAGAAATATGTTAGCAGAAGGTGAAAAATTAAATCATAAAGCAAGAATATTTGTTTCAACAATTCATGCAGCAAAAGGTGGTGAAGAGGACAATGTAATTTTATCTTTGCATCAAAGCAGTAAAGTTCAGAAGGGAATCAAACAAAGCATTGACAAACAAGATGAAGAGCATAGAGTGTGGTATGTGGGCATATCTAGAGCAAGAAATAACCTATATAAATTAAAAGCTAAAAAAGTAATAAAGGAATACAAACTATGACACACAAAGATATATTTGAAGAATCGTTTCCACAATATACTCAGGTCGGCGGGAATCACTACACCAAGTTTCCTATTCAACCCTATGAGTTTATTTCAAAAAATGATTTATCTTTTTTTCAAGGCAACGTTATTAAATACGTTTGCAGGTACCAAAGAAAAGGAGGAGTAGAAGATCTTAAAAAGATAGTACATTATTGTCAATTAGAAATGTTGAAATTGCAAGATGGAAGAAAAAATAAGTAACAATAGAATATTAATTAATCATGCAGAGTGGTTAAGAGATAATGGATTAACAGAAAAAGCTGATGAGTGTTTTGAACAAGCAAAAAAATATACTGATGAGCGCCAAGTAAACGGAAGGAAAAAATATGAAGCTACCAACTTACATGCAAGCTCAGACAGAATGGGTAATGCACAAAGAATACCCAGACTTAAGAGGGCATGATGAGATAGCGATCGACTTGGAAACAAGAGATCCAGATTTAAAATCAATAGGATCAGGTGCTGTTGTTAAACGTGGAGAGGTTGTTGGTATTGCAGTCGCTGTTGAAAATGGATCTTGGTATTTTCCTATCGCTCATGGCACTGGACCAAACTCTGATAGAGATAAAACATTAGAATGGTTCAAAGATATTTTAGATTGTCCAGCTACAAAAATATTTCATAACGCAATGTATGACGTATGTTGGATACGTAATTTAGGCTTAAAAATCAATGGTTTAGTAGTAGATACAATGATTGCCTGCTCACTCCTAGACGAAAATAGATTTTCATACACACTCAATACTTTGTCTTGGCATTTTTTAAACGAAGGTAAAAATGAGAGAGCTCTTAACGAAGCAGCTAAGTCAAGAGGATTAGATCCTAAAGCTGACATGTGGAGACTACCTGCAAGTGAAGTTGGATTTTACGCAGAGAAAGATGCAGAGTTAACTTTTAAATTATGGCAGTGTGTTAAAGTAAAAATTATTGAAGAAGATATACAAGATATTTTTAATCTTGAGACAGATCTTTTTCCTTGTTTAGTTGATATGCGTTTCCTAGGGGTGCGGGTAGACGTCGAAGCAGCGAATCAATTAAAAAAAGAATTAACCACCAAAGAAGAATTACTCCTACACCAAGTGAAAAAAGAAACAGGAGTAGATACTCAGATATGGGCCGCACGGTCGATAGCAAAAGTTTTTGAAAAGCTGAACTTACCTTACGATAAAACCGAGAAAACACAGTCACCTTCATTTACTAAAAACTTCCTTTCTAATCATCCACATCCTACAGTGCAATTAATAGCACAGGCAAGAAAAATAAACAAGGTCAATACAACTTTCATAGATACGATATTGAAACATGAACATTGTGGTAGAATTCATGCAGAAATAAATCAGATTAGATCTGATGATGGTGGTACAATTACAGGAAGATTTTCATATCAGAATCCAAACCTACAACAAATACCTGCAAGAGATCCAGATACAGGACCATTAATTAGAAGTTTATTTATACCTGAAGAGGGTACGAAGTGGGGTTGTTTTGATTACTCGCAACAGGAACCAAGACTTG